GGCGTGTGCAATAACAGGACGTGTCTCACGTGACAACAGGTTGTAGAGTGCATTAACTTGGCCGGACGTACTATTACATCTGAATGCCTCGAAAAACGCCTCATCTTCGTGATCTGCATCACAAACATTAGACGCATCGTAAGCGCAATTCTTCAAGTAGTGTGTCTTCCCAGTGGCAAGCAAAGAAATTACGAGGCGCGGGCTTCTAAACTCAAAATAGTGTAATTTTGCCAGCGCTTTTTCCCTTGCTCGACCAAGATAGTCCGCATACCTTTGTGTGTCGTCTGCGACGATAATGGGGAGGTAACATATTGTGCGTTGGGAACCAGGCCGCTGCTTTCGCAGTGAACGACTCGGGTTACCAAACAAGTCAACAAGATAGCTATCTTTTTGCTTGTTAAACACAAATTCCTCCGCTAACCTCCGTTCAATAGAGGCACACAGGTGCGGGTGTTTCGAAACTGCTTCGTATTTAAGTTTTAACCGGCAGTTAGGGAACAGACCTGACAGATATTTAACTTGAAAATCTGTAGGTGCAGCTGGAAGCCACAAGTCCTTACTTGGGCACATCAGCTCTGGAGCTGTCTCTTCTCCCTTCTCAGGCACGTCATCATTCTCACCCTTCTGCTCACGCTTTCGACGCTTTGCAGATTTGGACACGGGATTGTCGTGACGTCCAAAGGCGGTTGGTTTCCCAACCGGTTGGCCCTTGCGGGCCTGAACGGAATTCTCCGCCCGTTGACTAGCGGGCGGTGCGCGTGGTCGCGCATTGCGGGTCTTTCGGCTTGTCGCCAGCACCTCTGCTGGTTCAACGCTTCGGACTGCTGCTAAATCCGAGTGGGTGCTCGGACGCTTAGCCACACTTCCCTTTCCAACATGTTTCCGGGTGACAACCGACTTGTTGGAGCTCCTCGCCGCGGGGCGTGAGTGCTTTAGGGGCGCCAGGCAGCCAACCACACCGTTAGGTGGCTGGGCCACAGGCGCAGCCGCTGTTGACGGCTGCTGATCAGATAGCGATGGGCCCACCAAAGGTGGCTGGGCCGGCACTAGAGCTGTTTCGGGGTAACTTTCTAACAATGCAGACATCTCAATAATCACAAATATCCACACTTGACTG